CATTTGGACAGAGATGGTAACTCCATCAAAACATATACGATTAGAGGCGCATTTCCAACTTCATTAGATGGTATCGCACTTTCGTATGGTACGAATGATGCTATTGAAGATTTTGGTGTAACCCTGTCTTATCAATGGTTTGAAACAGATACAACTACATAATTTTTAACAAGTTATAAGGACAATATAATATGGCGAATTTACTTGGATTCCAAATAACGAGAAACAAAGACTTAGGAAAGACGGCAGAATCGAAACAAGCGTTTACTGTCGCCTCTCCTGATGATGGTACTACTACTATATCTGCTGGCGGTTATTTCGGCCAATACTTGGATATGGAAGTCAATGCCAAGAGTGATGTTGACTTAATTAAAAGATATCGGGAAGTTGCCCAACATCCAGAGTGTGATATGGCAGTTGAAGATATCATCAACGAAGTTATTGTTTCAGATGAAAGAGATACTTCGGTATCCGTATCACTAGATAAACTAGCAATATCAGACAATATTAAAGTAAAGATTCGTGATGAATTTGAAGAAGTTATGCGTTTGCTTAACTTTGATGAAAAAGGTCATGATATTTTTAGACGCTGGTATGTTGATGGAAGAATCTACTTTCATAAAGTTATCGACCCGAAAAGTCCACGAAAAGGACTAACAGAATTAAGATATATCGACCCACGAAAAATTAAAAAAGTTCGTGAGGTTAGTAATAAGAGAGACCCAAGAGCTCAAGGCGTTGAGATGATAGAAACCACGGCAGAGTGGTTTGTCTATAATGAAAAAGGATTACAACAAGGAAACTCAAATGTTGGTCTGAAAATTGCTGCTGACTCAATATGCTATGTAACATCTGGTGTGGTTGACCAAACCAGAAACATGGTCATGGGACATTTACATAAAGCAATTAAACCTGTCAATCAATTAAGAATGATTGAAGATGCTGTTGTTATTTACAGAATAGTAAGAGCACCTGAACGAAGGGTATTCTATGTTGATGTTGGTAATCTGCCTAAAGTAAAAGCAGAAGCTTATTTGCGTGATGTTATGGCAAGATATAGAAACAAACTTGTCTATGACGCCTCAACAGGTGAGATTAGAGATGACAGAAAACATATGTCAATGCTTGAAGATTTCTGGTTGCCTCGTAGAGAAGGTGCAAAAGGCACCGAAGTTACGACACTTCCTGGTGGTCAAAATCTTGGTGAGATTTCAGATGTACAATATTTTCAAAAGAAATTATATCAATCTTTGAATGTGCCAATCTCAAGAATGGAATCAGAAAATGGTTTTAACATGGGAAGAGCCGCAGAGATTACAAGGGACGAATTGAAATTTACTAAATTCGTTCAGAGATTAAGAAAGAGATTTAGTCAAGTCTTTAATGATATACTAAAAACACAACTTGTGTTGAAAGGTGTTATTACAATTGAAGATTGGGTTAAGATAAAAGAACACATACAATTTACTTTTTTGAAAGATGGATATTTCGCAGAATTAAAAAATGCTGAAATATTAAGAGAAAGAATTGGTCTTTGTCAAGAAGTTGGTCCGTATGTGGGCAAATACTATTCTGTTGAGTATGTAAGGAAGAATATCTTACAACAATCAGATGAAGATATACTTGAAATTGATAGTCAGATTGCTGACGAAATTAAACAAGGAATTATTGCATCACAACAAGTTGTTGATGAGTATGATGATTCCGATATAAATATAGGAGATGAATGATTATGTCAAATGAAAATGTAGTAAGTATGGTTGATTCTTTAACAAGTGGTGATAATGTCGCCGCTCAGGATGCGTTTAAAGGTGCATTGACTGATAAAATTGGTCAAGCATTAGATGCTAAAAGACAATCTGTAGCAAACGACTGGCTAAATGCTGGCGATGAATTTGAAGCAGTACAAGATGCTTCTGGTTTAGATGATGTTACTGTTGCTTCACCTGGTGTTATAGGTACTGGTGTTGAACCGGTTGATGCTGATGCTGAGGTAGAACCTTTTGAAATAGATGACGACCCAGTAGAGGAAGAATAAATGAGCGACCTGTCGTTTAAGAAGTTTACAAGACAATTGAATGAGCGCAGGTATATTGGACCACAAGGTACTGTGGAGTATAAGAAATTATCTCCAAAGATGAGAGCCGCAATTAATGATGTTTATTCTATGATTAATAAGGTTTCGGACCCTATTGTATCAAAGATTGAAGGTATTATTAGGGCAGTATCAAAGAAACACGGTGTTAGTACTTATGATATTGACGATTATTTTGACAACGAATTAATAAAATAAAGGAATAAAAAATGGCTATTGCAACAAGAACACTAAGAGATACAAAAATAGCAACAGGTAGTGGAACTGCTGGTGGTAAAGTTACTGTTTTAGTAAACATGAACGATAATACTACTGCTGACTCCGTTGTACTTGATGCAAGTGCATTGGCGGGACACGCTAATGGTGCAAAATTAGATATAACAAGAATATGGTGGGCATTAGTACAAGGTACTGCTGACGACAATACAGGCTGGGCGGATATTGAATTTGTTGGTTCATCTTCTGATACTAAGGCAATCAATTTAGCTGGTACAGGACACTATGATGGTACTGCTGGTAAGATTGAGAACAACGCAACAAATACTGGCGCATCATCAGGAGACCTAAAGTGTAACGCTTATGGAGTTTCTGGTTATATATTAATCGAATTAAGAAAAGACGAAGCATTTACTGCTTAATTTCTTATGGCAATTACGAATGAGGCGGTTGTAGACACTACTTCCAAATACATTGTTAAATCGACAGGTAAAGGAAGTGAAACCGACCAAAAGATGATTGAAACATCTGATGGTTTTGGTGCTGTAAAACTTGAAGGTGGTGATACTGATTCAAAAGTGAGTTTAATTGAGTGCTACCATTTGATAGAAGGCACAGGAACCTTGACAATTAGTGCTGAGAGTGAGAATGATGATTTAGAATTAACTGGTAAAGGTAAGTATGGATTACGACCTGGCCAGTTAAAATTTGGTAATGATGAACAATTTACACTAACAACTGACGGAAATGTAACGAGTTATTTGTTAGTAACAGAATTTAGGAGAAATTAATGGCTGATGCTGTAACAAGTCAAACATTAGTAGATACATCTGGTACAAAAACTGTGATGAAATTTACTAATATGAGTGATGGTTCAGGTGAAACACTTGTAACAAAAATGGACGCTAGTGCATTGACATTTATGACCGAGGATGCGACAAAGAGTATTGCAAAACTTTGGTGGGCTGTCAATACAACAAATGGTAAGTCTGGTATAGAATTGTTGTGGGCGGGTAGTGGTTCAAGTGCTGCCAACTCAACAATATGTTTTTTATCTGGTAGAGGTTTTCACGACTACTACACAGCAGGTAATTCTATTGCCAATAATGCAACATTGACAGCAAACACATCTCCGGCAGGGGACTTGTTGATTTCAACGAAAGGGTTTGTTGCTGGCGATAATTATACAATAATAGTAGAAGTAAGATAGATGAGTAAAAGAAAACCTAAAGACCGTTCCCGTGCAATACTAGAAAGAATAGTCGGAACAAAGTCAAAGGCAACTTTGGCAGAAGCATTTAAATTAGCATTTGCAGAAAAGTATAATGTTAAGAGAGAAGAAATTAAACAGGGTATAGTCGATAAAGTCTATAACAAAGAAAAGGTGGAGAAATGAAACTAATTACAGAAATAATGGAAGATGTCGATATCTTAAAAGAAGATAATGCTAAGGGCGGCAAAGATTACAAGATTAGAGGTGTTTTTATGCAGGCGGATATCAAGAACCGTAACGGTCGTATTTATCCAATTGATACTTTGACAACCGAAGTTAAACGATACACAACAGAATTTATCAATAAGAAAAGAGCTTTCGGTGAACTAGGGCATCCAGATGGACCCACAGTTAACCTTGAAAGAGTTTCGCATATGATAACCAGTCTTAAACCAGAAGGAAAAAACTTCATTGGTGAGGCGAAAATAATGGATACTCCTTACGGCAAAATC